CCATTAGATTACCACCAATACTCCGTTAACTTTACATATACCATTAAAGGTTACAGGTCCTGCAAGAACTGCAGAATCTATTTCAATATTATTATCAATTGTTTCTTGATGGGTCCAGATACCGTCTTTAGCAGGATCTTGACCGATGTATAAAAGATTATTTTGTTCAGCCATATATCCTCCTATGTGCTTATTGCATCAACCCTACTGATCCAAGCGTGTACTCCGTTAGCTGTGCCACAAACAGCTTTAACAACATCGGTATCGTTTAAAACTATTTTAGAACCACCTTGGATTAATTCAATGCTACCGCCTGCAGGAATAGACGCACCTTTTATAATATAAAAATCTGTGCCTGCTCCATTTAAGTCAATATAAACATCAATAGTAACTGTAGTTGTTAGAACATTTGCTAGTCTAAGTCCTACAATTGCATCATCTGAGTTAGCCGTTAATAGGTCAGTCTCAGAGTTTGTAATTACTATACCGGTTGATTCAAAATCTTGTGCCATAATATCTCCTTATATCACAGAGCGATCGCCATCGCAACTGCGAATCCTGCTGTTGTTTTAGTATCTATTTGTGTCTGAATAGCTGATGTTACGCCATCTAGATATCCAACTTCTGTGCTAGTTACGGCACTTACCGAAACGTCACCACTGCCGTCAGAAACCAGGGCTCTTGATGCTGTCAAATCTGCCATTTTACTAAAGGCAATTGCAGCACTAGATTTAATATCAGCGTTAACTAAATTAGTAATTGTGTTGTTATCAGAATCTATAGATTTATTAGTTATTGTTTGTGTTGCTGCTATACCAGCTAATGTGTCTGTTGCTGAAGGTAGTGTTAGTGTTACATCTGCTGTTGATGCTGGACCAATTAAAGTTGCCTTATTTGTGCCATTGTCACTATCTTCAAAAAATTCTAAAAACCCAGCACTAGTAGCACCATTCTTTAATTGAATACCTGCATTTGCAATTGGTGTTGTTAGTGTTGGTGTAGTTAATGTTTTATTAGTTAATGTTTGTGTTGCTGCTAAACCAACTAAAGTGTCAGTTACAGCAGGTAAAGTTAAACTAACGTTACCGGAAAAAGCAGAGTGAGCCGGTGCTTTTATCTCTGCATAGTGAGCGTTACTTGACTCACAATAAAATCTTACAACTGATTGTGCACCTGTGTTTTTAACATCTATAACACCACCAGAAACAAGTAAGTCATCAGCAACTGTAAGATCTGCCGGTACAGTTACATTACTACTTGCATCTTCAAAAACTGCTTTACTTGCTGGTAAAGTACAAAATATATCTTTTGTACCAGCAGAAAAACTAACAGCATTGTCAGAGTTAGAACTTTTAAAAACTTCAGTACGGGTTAGAGTAGTTGAGCTACCATTAAGAGTACCACGACCAGTTTCAAATTCAGCACCGCCACGTAAAGATATAGCATAATAGGTTTCATTGCTGTTACCTATGCCAGCAGCAAATGTTATAAAAGATTGTTCAGCACCACCAAGAGTCATTGCTCCTGTTCCAGTGGTTGTACTGGTTTCTCTTACTCTGTCGTTAACGACTAAAGCCATATAAATTTATCCTTTACGCAATTCTTAAAATAGCGTCTGTAGCATTAGCAGTTGGGAACTGAACAATAAAATCTCCATTAGTTGCAGTTTTACTTCCGCCAAAGTCTAATACCAAACAAAGTTTATCACTTGCACTTGTGTTAATAATAGCTGCGCCTACCGCAGTTAAACTAACCGAAGAAAAAGTTTCCGCACTAAAAGTTGCATGTGCAGTAGTACCTGTTGCTGCCACGGCTTGTCCATCTAACGCATTACCTTTTGCACTGTAATTTGTACCTGTAGTACTTACTTCACCTGTTGTGCTGTAAGCAGTAGAGGACGCACTAAATCCAGTGATATCAGTATAAAGAGCAAGTTTAAAAGTGTTTCCGCCGTTTGCAAAATTGTGTGTACCAGATAAAAGCTCTGTTTTGAAAGCTGTAGGTATAATATTTGCCATAGTGTAGTCTCCTTAATAAATTATGGTGATGGTGATTGAATAGGGATGCGCAGTGCACCATCTCTGTATTCGTCCCTGCGTCTACGACCTTGTTGTTGTGCCGCATACGTTTGTACCGCTTCTGCATAAGAAGCTTCATACAGTTGTAGCATATTCTCAGGACCTTTCAAGTATTTAAAAGTCTCTACCAGTGATGCATACAACAATAAATCTGGAGCATAGGTAGAGATATCAGTTGTTTGAGATTCTGATGTAGTAATAGTTGTAGGGTGTTTTATATAGGCCATAGTCAGTGTATATGCTTTATCTGGTGTTGGTGCCACTACCCAATTATCTGTGTCCCAATGAGCGTAATATTTTGGAATAGCTCGATCACTAGCATTATCTGGATCTGGGTGATACTCAGCTATAAAAGATTGATCAACTTGTTCTAGGTATATTTGATCAGAAGTTGTGTCGTCAGTAATCTGCACTGAACGTATAATCCTAGTTCCAACTGGAACTGTAATATATCTAACTCCCGTTACTGTTTGTGAAGTTGCATAAAATTTATTAGCGTCTGCGTCTACTGTTCTAAATATTCTATTTTCTGCATTAATAATTATTGTGTTAAGAATACTATCAGTCAATACAGTATCGCTGACTTCTGTATAATCTCTAAGTGCTGTTCTTAATGTTGCTAATGTAAATGCCATATTAATCCTAACTTACTAAAGTGGTTGGTCCAGAAGATGTAAACATTCCACCACCTTGTATACTTCCTGTTGTAGCAGTGTTTGTCGCAACAGTAAAATGATAAAAGTCTGTTCGCGTATCTTTATCTGCTGGTGTTGTTGTAATATTACCACTTGCATCTTTATATCCAAGTGTAATCGTGTATCCAGCAGCACGGCCAAGGTTAGCTGGACTAATACCATCAAAGCCATCTGGAAAACCATAACTTCTAACTAATGTAGTTGTATCAGTCGGAGGATTTGTTCCTGTACCTGCTTGACCTATTCCGTAGAAACGAACTGTGTCTCCTGTTGTTCTTCCATGTCCTGGTTCAAATACATTTATGTCACCTGACCCTGCAAGTCTTGTCTCAAATGCGTCTGGTCCTAATAATCTTAGTGAAGCATTTTCTGTTCTTGCTGGTCTAGCATTTTGTAATCCTTGAGGATCATTTATTCTAGCTCGTGGTTGTAGTTGAGGGTGTTTTGATTCAAACTCTGAACGATGAACAAAAGCACCATTCCATTCTTTTCGCATTTCGTTATAAGGGAAAGCCATACCACTGCGATCAGAAATTGCTAATGCTTTTTTACCTCTTGCAAAATTAGACATCTGGATAATACGCTCTCGGAGTTATAAAGGTGCTTGAAGAAGAACCATCTTCTGTTAACGCTCTTTGTAGTTCGTCTTCGTATATTAATTTTGTTCCTTGTACTAATTCTGGGGATGTTTTTTGAGCTAAATAATAAGCTAGACCAGATATCATGCAAGGCACAAATCGATACGGTACATCTACTGTATTGGTGTAAGCCCCTGCATCTTGTATTCTTTTAGCATAGAAAATGTGAACATTTTCTGCTGCCGCTGTTGAATTAGGTGTAGGGTAGAAAGATATACTAACATGATCACTAAACCGTCTTACATAGTATTGATTAGGTGTGCCTTTAGATAATTTATTAGCTAGAGCAGAATAAGTAGAACGATCAATCTTATTCATAGCTGAATCTGATTGACTTGTTTCTCCTCTATTTGTTCTGTAACTTGCTTCTAAAATATCTTCAAAACCATACAAACCATTAGTAGGTACAGTGGTTGCACTTGTGCCATCAGTTGCTGCTCTAAAAAATTTATACTCTGCTTGACCTTCGACTAGATCAATAGAAGTACTAGCTATTTCCCAATAGTGTAAACCTCTATTAGCCCACTCTTGAAGCATTATATTTAAAGAACGTCGTGCTGAAGACAGTTGATAGCCTGTCATTTCCTTAACACCTACGCGTTCGTAAGCCTCGCGGAAAATTTCGTCTATTGTAAAACCACTTTCGAAAACGTTAGTGCCGGAAGTTGCCATTTAGCTAGCCCCCTTACCCAGTATAATATGCTACAAAATGATCACAATTTGTTAATGCAACATAAGCGCCAGTGTTAAACTTAATACCGTCATCAGGTATATAGTGATCAAAAGATTCATTAGCTCCTGATCCAAATTTAAACTGAGCTTTTATTTTTGTGCCACTTGCACTTGTACCATCATAAATAATGATGACAGCGTCCGCTGCACTTGACTGAGCTTGAATAGATTTAATTCTAATAGGACCTAAGTTAGTTGCTGTTCCAGCACCACTTCCTATAAATCCTTGCACTCGTCCTGAAGATGTTAAAGGTTTTATTGCTACTACATCTGAACTCATATTTTTCTCCTAAACTAAGAGGGCCCGTAGGCCCTCTAAATTATTATTTATTACGCTGCGAATGCAAACACACCAGTAGTCTGAGTAGTCTCAGCTGCTAGTTTTGTCGCAATATGCCACGTGCCTTTTTCATAACAAATGAAAGCAATTTGTCCACCAGTAGTCAATAAATTAGTTGCTGCGTTAGCTGGTGTAAAAGTCATTTTAGTTTCACCTGCTGCAGAAGTATCAAAAGTTACTTCACTTGAGCCTCTTGATTCAATTACTGAACCAGTTGCCCAAACGTCAGAACCTGCCGCATCAAAAGTTAGAACAGCTGTTCCACCAGTTGTGTCTTTTGCTTGACAGTAGATTACAATTGAACCTTGATTTGCTGCTGGTAGTGTACAAGTTGCGGCTGCTGCACCTGTATAGTTTACCACTGAAATAGTGTCAGCTGCTAATGTTAAATTAGTTGCTGTTGCTACATCTGCGATTGATAAACCAGTTAGGTCAGGCATGCCTGAACTTTGTCTTGTTGTAATAGTTCCAGTAGTTGTATTTTTAGTTGCTACTTGAAAACCTTTTTCCGATCTTACTGGACCGCTAAAAGTTGTTGTTGCCATAATGTTGTCTCCGTTTCCGTTAATATAGTCCTGAGAATGTCTACTGCACGAGTCTATATTAACTATTTATATATGTGCAGTGCGTTGATTATACGCTTTTAGAATACTGATTGCAAATAAAAAGGGGCCCGAAGGCCCCTTAATATTGTTGTGTTAATCTAGTGATTAAGCACCTGGAGATCCGAAGATACCTCTAAAGTCAGAAAAGCCGAAGCTGTATCTTTCTCTAGCTTTATATCTCATGTTACCAGTATCGAAGTCACCTTCCATAGCAGTTTTTAAAGCTGCTCTTTCGAAGTATTTCATTCCATTAGGAACATCAGTTTTGATAAAGAACGCGTTAGTATCAGTTAAGTAGTTGTTCACTACATAACCTTGAGGGATCATTCCCATAGATCTAACAGCGTTAGTATCGTTATCTGCAGTACCAACTCTTTGAGAAGACTTCATCAGTCTTTCAGCTGTAAATTGTAGAGCAGAAGGAATAATCATTTTTACTCCTTTTGCAGCAATTTTTAAGCCTCTTTCATCTGTCATAGCAGCAATATCAATTAATGATTGCTCTAAAGATGTCTCGTTAAGGTCAGCAGCCGTGCTAAGTTCGTTTCTAACTGTACCGTTTAAAGTTGGGTGGTCAGTAGCAAAAAGCTCTTTACCATCACCGCCTTTAAAGGCAGAGTTAAAACCATTGTTTAGTACGTTTGCAGCTTTAACTTGCTTAGTTGTCGCCATAGATCTTGCTAGTGCTTTGGTATAACGTGAACCAAGACTATCATACAAGTTATCCTCAATAGCTTCTTCAGTAATAGAAAAAGCGAGAGCAATTGTCTCATGAGTGTATCTTGAAGTGAAAGTCTCTTGTGCATCGTCATAACCGACAGCAGCGCCTTCTTGCTTAACTCCAGCAGTTCCGAAACCAGATAACATTACTTCTTCTTCAAAAGCTCTGTCAGATGATTCCTTATCGAAAATCTCCGTATGTTGATTTTCGTAGTTCTTGTACTCAAGGCCGAATAAGGCATTCAAACCCGGCTCGAGTTCTTTCGCTAATTGTGCGCGTGATATAGCCATAATTTATCCTCCTTATACGCCTGTTGTAGCTGGTGTACCAACTACAATTCCAAGACTATCTGCATTAAAGTGTGAAGTAAATCTAACTAATAACGGAACACCTGCTGCTGAGAAATCAGAGTTGTCGGCGTCTTCCACCCAACCCATAAGTCTTAGCATTAGTCCTGCTGTTGTAGCTAGCGTACTGACTGCTAGAGCACCTGTAGATTGTCCGTTTGCGGATGATCCACTTGTAGCTGTAGATAGGTCAGCATTTAAGAACACACTTGCTCTTGCATTTGCTTGGCTTGTTAATGATGCATCTGCCATGATGACGAATACCTGATTAGGATCGTCAGCGACATATGCTTTAATTGGGTGAGCTGAGTCAGCTCCCGAACCTGGCCATGAATTGGAAAAGGTCGGTTTACCAGTAGTAGAACTTACGAATTCGCAGCCCATGAATACACCGAGAGGTGCAACAGTTCCACCGTCAGCAGCGCCGACGATATCGATAAAACCAGTTGATAGTGGTATAACGACTGAACCTTTGAAAATCTCGTTAGTGTTTCCATTAGCAATTTCGTACATCGTAAAGTTTCCTGTACCAGTTGAATTTGAATTTGACCCACTTTTATTATAAGGTTTCAACCCAAATCCTGTACTGTTTCTATTTGCCATAGAATGTCTCCTTGTTTAAGTTATAAAAAAATGATGGGTAGAAATATCTAAAAGATTTTAGTTTTTCGAACCACCAAAAGTTACACGAGTTTGTCGATCATTATTGATCGGCATACTTGGGTGCTGTTCCTTCATGAGATCGTTGTCAACTGCATCAGATCTATCTTTAGTCTGTTGCTTAAAGTACTCTTCACGAGACTTTGCGAGCTCTTCTGGTATCCTAGCCAGCAATAGGCCGCCAACTCCGATTATTCCTGCGTATTTTCCGTCATCAACACTCGGATAATTTTCATTCGGATATTCGTCTGCTCTTACAAATTCCCATCCGGAACGAATTGAACCTGAAACGTTTTGAGTATCATCGAAACCCATACTTTCAGCTCTTATCCATCTATGTCGATACCCGTCTGGCGCAGGCGGTGAATCTAGAGATGATGGTGGAGTCCAAACTTTAGGCTTTTCTTGTTTCGCCCTTGTTTCGCTCACGCGAGAAGTTTTATTTGTTTTTTTACTCATATGCTTATACCTCCTTCGCGGCTAATTGTTTCGCATATTCTTCTAGTGGCACACCTAATCTTTTAGAAATTGCTACCTGTGATGGTGTGAGTCTCACGGTTTTTCTGCGTCCTTTTGCTGCCGGACGTTTGGCAGAAGCTACATTCTGAACTACTTCAGATGTATTTGAATCCACTGTATCAAATTTGTGTGGGAATTCAAGTCTTATTCTTCGATCAACTTCAGCGTAATAATCATCTGAATTTGCATCAAATCCTTCGTCTTCTACAAGCTTCTTATGTATATCAAATGCAGTGTAAGTCATTGCATTATCACTACCAAACCAAGCATTTTTCGAGGCCCAAGCATCTGCTTTAGGATCGGGTCTTGCTGGTGTATTAGGCTGTGCTTGTTGAGTTGTTGGTTCAACAGGTGCAGAAGTTCTAATTTCTTGGGTTCTTTTTATGTTGTTAAGTCTAGACTCATCCATTGCAAGCTTTGCAATTTCAGCTTGCGCTTCAACCTGTGCTTCAACATCACCAGAGTTTATAGCAGCCGCTAGTCTTATCTTAGCAGCCTCTGTGTTACTAGTAACTCTTTTCTCAAACTCTTGTGTGTAGTTTTGATCCAGGTTTTTAAATCTGTTTCTTAGTTTGTCTGACTCTTCTTTTTGTACTCTTGCAAAAGTAATAGCTTCTTCTTTTTGACGTTCTGCTTCTCGCATACGTCTAGTAAGTTTAGATATTCTTTTTTGAACACCTTCACTATATTCTTCAAGCTCTTCCTTTTTTGTTTCTGTTTTTTCAGTAGGTGCAGTTTCTTGAACTTCTTCTACCTCTATTTCTTCTTTAACAGGTTCTACTGCTGGTGCATCAAGATCAATAACTGTTTCTTGCTCATCAGCTTCCCCTCTTATTTCTATTTTGTCTTCGTCTTGCATAGTTAATCCTCCTATGATTACATTGCGTGAATTACATCTTCAGGATCATCTATTGTCCCTAAGACTTCATCATCGTTTAACATTCTTATCTCACCACCATCAATCTCCATGCGCGATCCTGCATACCTTGCAAAGATCACCCAGTCTTTTTCCTTGCACCACGGCCCTGTAGGATAACGTTCTTTGTCTCCATAACAAAGATCACCCATCTTTAATACATATCCAACTTGCGTTGCTACGCGTGCTCTGTCCAATGTTTCTTGTGCAATAATAATTCCGCCTTCAGTTTTTTCTTTAACTGCAAAAGGCATAACAAGTATACGCCACCCAGTTGGGCTCGGTAACTTCTCTAAATTTGTTTCTTGAGTTTCTTCTTTGGCTTCTTTAGCTTCTTCTTTATATTTATCTTCTAATGCGTGTGACTTTGTCATCGTTTTTTGGCTCCTTAGGGTTTAGCAGGTTAGAGAGTTCCTGTAATATTTGATCACTTGTGTGAATCTTAGCTGTAATATACTTGTACTTGTCCATACTGTCAACACCACTCACAAGTATAGCTATGTTGTTATCAACTTCTTCTTTTAAGTATTTTTGTAGTTTATATATTACGTTTATTGGGTCTATAGCTTCTGACATATTTTTTATATTTATCTCCTAGTTTATGCCAAAACTCATCAAGAGGATTGGCTTTTTGTTTACAGCATTCCCCCGAACGTACTTTTTCTTCCGTGTGACAATCACACGTTTTATCTTCCCCCATATTCTTCCCCCGTTCTTCTTTTTGTCTTACCGATTCTTGGTATGACAGTTCTAATAAATGATTTTCCTGTTCCCAGTATTCATCAAATGTT